CGGCCCATTTGTTTCACAGCACGATGAGCCGGACACCCCGTGCCCTGTCCGTTCTAGCGGCATGCCGCCCAGGACCGGCCGGACAACGCCGGCCACGGGCGCACTCACACAGATCCGCCGCTGACTGTGCCGACCACTGGCGCGCTCGTCGCCGATGTCGGCCGCGGAGGCTCTGGGAGCCGCACTGGGGAGCGTCGGGCGGCGCCTGACAGTCGGGTCGACAAGTCGCCGCCGCCGTGGCGGGTGTGGCGGACCCGTTCTCGGGCCGGGCGGGCGATCCGTTGGATCCAGACGTACTGTCGGATCCCGTCCGGTGTCGGTACCGGCCAGCCGATGAAGCTGCACCGCTTCCAGAAGGATTCGCTCGAGGAGCTCCTTGCTGACGAGGTGCGTACCGGCGGGTTGCAGATCCCTCGAGGGAATGCGAAGTCGACGTTGTGGGCTGCGGTCGGGTTGTGGGCGGTGTGCGATGGTGATGACACGCCGCAGGTGCCGCTGGTGGCGTTCAACGGGTTGCAGGCGAACCGGACGTTGTTGCGGCCGATCCGGACGATGGTGCGGATGGCCCCCGAGCTGGATGGTCGGGTGGTGGTGTACACGTCGGCGAATGATCGGCGGGTGTGGTCGGCGTGGAACGACGGCGAGTTGTTGCCGTTGCCGGCCGACGTCGATCGTTTGCAGGGTTTGAACCCGAGTTTGGCGTTGATCGATGAGGCGCAGACGGTGACGCCTGAGGTGTTGGCGAGCGTGTTGCAGGGTGCCGGGAAGCGGGCGCAGTCGTTGGTGTTGGCGATCGGGACGCCGTCACCGGGTGGTAACGAGTCGGCGTTGTTCAGGTTGCGGGAGCGGGCGTTGGACGGCGCCCAGGTGCGTTGGGTGGAGTACGCCGCGCCGGCCGGGTGTGCGCTCGACGATCGGGGTGCGTGGGCGCAGGCGAATCCGGCGATGCGCGTCGGCCTGTTGCACGAGGACGTGTTGGCCGGCGAGGTCGGGATCGTGTCGGAGGCCGAGTTCCGGTCGTATCGGCTCGGGCAGTGGGTGGAGGCGATCGCTGCCGACTGGTTGCCGCCGGGGGCGTGGGAAGCGTGCCCGATGGTGGAGGCGCCGGTTGATGGGGCGGAGATCGTGTTGGCGTTCGCCGGGACGTGGACGTCGAGTGTCGCTGTGGTCGGTTGCACTCTCGACGGTGCGTTGTTCGTCGCGTGGGCTGCGGAGTCGGCGACCGACGCCGAGCTGTTCGGTGTGATCCAGGCTGCGGGGGAGCGTTGGGATGTTGTCGAGCTGGTGGTGGCGCCGCGGTGCCGGGTGAATCTGGTTGCCGAGTTGCAGGCCGATGGTGAGGTGACGATGTGGCCGGGTGGTCTCGATGTCGAGGTGGCGTCGAGTAGTGCGTGGCGGCAGGCGATCATGGAGGGCCGGGTTGCTCACGATCATCATCCGCTGCTGGCTGCGCATGTGTCGGGGTCGGTGGCGCGGGCGATGCGTGACGGTTCGTTGCGGCTGGTGGCACCCGATGATGGGACGGCGGTGGATGCGGCGCGGGCGGCGCGGATGGCGTGGTGGCGGGTGGTCGATCAGCCGCGGGTCGAGGCCCCCGCGATCTACTAGTAGTCAACGGTTGACTACCGGGTGTGTCACACTGGTGGGTGATGGGCCGGCTGGGCTTGGCATTGCGCTCGTTGCGCGGACAGCTGCTCACTGCCACCGACGGCCGCGACGTGTTGATGAACACACCGGACGGTTGGGAGGTCGAGCAGCCGTGGCTGTGGTGGACCGGGCCTGCCGGTTCGAACGGCACCGGTGGCCCGTGGGGCAATCCGATCCCGGGGGCGAATGCGTGGGCCGGGCTGGCGAACATCCCCGGTGTCGCCCGGGCCTCGAGCCTGATCGTCGACACGATCTCGACGTTGCCGTGGCATGTGTACCGCAACAACATCGAACGGTTGGCGACGCCGTCGTGGGTCGACGATCCGCAAGCGTTGCGGCTCGACGGCAGGGTGGTCGACACGTCGGCGATCCACGAGACCCGCCTGTCGGCGGTCGACATGTGGGGCCAGTGGATCCTCAGCGCCCTGTGGTTCGGTGACGGGTTCATCTTCGTTCCGTTCCGCGACGAAGCCGGCGCACCGAAACCGCCGCTGTACGTGTTCCATCCGGCCGACATCGAACTGGTCGACGGCGCCTACAAGCTGCGTGACGCCGACGACACGTTCGCGCCCGGTGAGATCCTCCATCTGCGCGGCCAGCAGCCGATCACCGGCGGCCGCGGGACCGGTGTGCTGTCGCGGTTCGCGTCCGATCTCGCGGTGATGACATCGCTGCGCGACTACATGACCGGCGCGTTCGCCTCCGGTGTCCCTGCCGGCTACCTGAAGGTCAACTCGCCGAACTTGGATCCCGACAAAGCGCAGGAGCTCAAGGACAAGTGGATGACGAACCACGGTGGCCGGCGCAGCATCGCGGTGTTGAACGCGACGACCGAGTTCCATCCGTTGACATGGTCACCGGTCGATGTCGGTGCCGCCGACTTCTCACGCATCAGTCTGAATCAGGTGGCGTTGATGTTCGGGTTGCCGGCGTACCTGTTGGGGGCGCCGACCGATTCGAACACGTACGCCAACGTCGAGTCGCGGATGACCGAGCTGTACGAGTTGACGTTGTTGCCGTGGATGCGCCGCATCGAGGACGTCCTCGACGCCCAACTCCCGAGGGGGACGGCGTTGCGGATCGAGATCGACGCCTTGTTGCGGGCCGACACGAAGACTCGATACGAGTCGTACCAGATCGCGTTGACCAACGGGTTCCTCACCGTCGATGAGGTCCGCGAGTTCGAACGGCGGCCGCCGCTGGCCGCGACAGGAGTGCTGTGATGAATCAGCTGGAGATGGAAATCCGCCGCATCGACGAGGGGGAGCGCACCGTGGTCGGGGTCGTCGTCCCCTACGACGAGGTCAGCTATCGGACCGGTGACCCGTCCGGCGAAGTGGTCCGCCGTGGCGCGTTGAAACGGTCACTCCACCACCGGCAGGACAAGATCCCTCTGTTGCGCAACCATGACCGTGAACGCACACTCGGCTGGTCGCGGTCATTCATCGAAACCGACATCGGTGTCGAGGGAGTGTTCCGGGTCAACGACGGCCCACCCGGTGACGAGCTGCTCGACGAGCTCCGTCACGGCTACCTGCGTGGCATGTCGATCGGCTACCAGCCGGTGCGGGTCGGGCGTGGCGACGGCGGCGTCAAAGAGATCCTCGAGGGCCGCCTCGTCGAAGTATCGATGGTCGGGATCCCCGCCTACGAAGGCGCGGCGATGCTCAGTGTCCGCAACGCCCAGGACATCGACGCCATCCTGGCCCCGTTCCTGGCTCGCCCGGAGGTCAACCTGACACCGATCCCTCCGGTGTGGCGCTAGCGAGTGCTACTGTCCGCGTCGACAACAACAACTTCGCGGCCCGCCGGCCCGGAGCCACGACGACAAGCCACACGCTGATCACGTCCCGGCGGTCGTAGGCCACCACCCGAAACACCCGCTGAACACCAAGACGGCCTGAGTGCCGTCGTTCACGCATGAAGGGAACTCGGGATGATTACGTACCTCAAGCGACTGATGGACGAGCGCGATTCGCTCACCCAGTCAGCTACCGCACTCGCCGAGCGGGCAGCCAGCGAAGACCGCGACCTCACCGACACCGAAAAGCAGTCGCTCGCCGGTTGGGAGCACCGCAACTCGGAGATCGACAAGCAGATCGTCGAGTACAACGCCCAAGCCGAATCGCAACGCGCCTACGCCGCGCTGCGTGTCAAGCTCGAGCAGCCGTCCGACACGATGCCCAACAACTTCGAGCGGCGCAATGCTGCACCGTTGTCGTTCGGGCAGCAGTTCGTCGAGTCGGACCAGTTCCGCAGCTACAACGGTCGCGGCCAATCCGGTGTCGTCGAGATCGCCGACTACGTTCCCACGAACGAGCGTGCACTGGTGACCACCGCCGATCTGGCGATCCCCAATTTCGTGCTGCCCCCGCGGGTGCAGGACATCTCGATCCCACCGATGCTGCAAGTCGTCGACGTCGTCCGGGTCTCGGCCGGGATCGCCGAATGGGTGGCGATCAGCGGTGACCCGCAAGCGGTCGTCACACCCGAAGGCGCGGCCAAGACCGAAGCGGTGCTGACGTTCACGCCGACATCGGCGCCGCTCGACACGCTGGCTCACTGGGTGCAGATCACCCGCCAGGCGCTCGAGGACGCCACCTACATCCGCTCGGTGATCGAAGGCAAACTGCGCCGCGGTATCGCCCTGGCGATCTCCGACGCCATCAACGACGCCATCGTTGCGGCCACGCTGCCAACGGCGAGCGTCGCTGCCGGCGGCAAGCTCCTCGACGCGATCCGTGTCGGTATCGGCACCGTCCAGTCGAACGGCTACAACCCGAACGCCGTGGTCCTCAACCCGGCCGACTGGGCCGCGTTCGACATCGCCGTGATGGGCGGCACGCTCGGCGGGCCGACGGTCGGCTCCAACTTCTGGGGACTGACGCCGGTCGCATCGCGGTTCCAGACCGCCGGTATCGCTACTGTCGGCGACTTCAAAGCCGGTGTGGCATGGTTCGACCGCAACGTGTCGAGCGTGTTCATGTCCGATTCGCATCAGGACTTGTTCATCAAGAACACGTTGGTGATCCTCGCCGAGACCCGCGGCAAAGCGGCAGTACCGGAGCCCCTCGCCTTGTGCGAATGCTCCGTGGCCCCGTAAGGAGCTTGTCGTGCCGGCCACCGTCACCAACCTGAAGATCTATCTCGGTGTCGATCCGGCATCGACGGTCGATGAGCAGGCGATGACGTTCGCGGTCGACGCCGGGAATGACGCCGTCACGACATGGCGGCCGGACCTGACCAAAGATGACACCGGGGCGGTCCTGCCATCATGGCCGCCCCGGTGTGAGCAGGCTGCGCTCGTCCAGTCGGCGCGGCTATATGGACGGAGGGGATCGGTACAGGGTGTTGCCGCATTCGCCGATCTCGGTGTGTCCTTGCTGCCGCGACTCGACCCGGAGGTGCGCAGCCTGCTCGAGTTGGGCGAGTACCAGCCGCCGGTGATCGCATGACCCCGGCCTACGACCGTGCCCTGGAGATCGTCGACAAGCTGAAAGCGAACAGCGTCCCGGCAACCGTCGACCCGAGGTCAGCGACACCGCCGTGCGTGCTGATCACACCGCCCAACGGTGCGATCGACATCGCCTGCGGGTTCACCGCCGAATGGTCGCTGATCGCACTGGCCCCCGGCGGCGGCAACGCCGACTCGTTCAAAGCCCTCGACAGTCTGCGCGAGGCGGTCTGCCAGATCTTCCCGGTCGATCGGTTCGATCTCATCAGCTACTCGCTGTCTCCCGACAACCCGCCCTTCCCGGCGTACCGAATCCAGATGAAAGAAGGCGTGTAATGACCATCGTTGAATCCCGAGTGAAGGACGGGACGCTCACGCTCGGCACCGCACCCGGCAGCGAGTTCGGCTGCCAGGTGACGAACGTGCGGATCAATTCCAGCTACGACGACGACGGCGACGCGGTCGAAACGTTGTGCGGCGATCAGATCGCGCCGGGCCGCAAACTCGGCGGCCGCAGCCTCGCCGGGACCGTCATCCAAGACTTCGACGCGGCGACGAACTCGTTCATCGAATACTGCTGGGACAACGACCTCGATGTCGTGGACTTCAGCTACGTCCCGAACGCCACCGGGGCACCCACGATCACCGGGCAGTGCCGCATCGAGGTGCCCGGCGAAACCTACGGCGGCGACGTGAACACCCGCGTCACCTCCGACTTCGAGTTCGGCATCGTCGGAGCCATCACCCGCACCCCGGCCCCGTAACCGTGGCCGACTTCGAGGGCACCGTCCGCATCGAAGGTCTCGACGAGCTCGTCCGCACAATGCGCCGAGCCGGCGACGACCTGTCGGATCTGAAAGACGCCAACACACGCGCCGCCAACATCGTCGCGGCCCGTGCCGAGCAGCTCGCCCCGAAACGGACCGGTCGGCTCGCTGGCAACATCCGGCCGGCGAAACAGGCAGGCCGTGCACGAGTGATGGCAGGCAGCTCGTCGGTCCCCTACGCCGGGCCGATCCACTGGGGCTGGCCTGCCCGGCACATCGCAGAAAACCCGTTCCTGTCGAACGCCGCGGTCGAGACACAACCCGAATGGCTCACGGCCTACACCGAAGACGTGCAGACCGCACTGGACAAAGTACGGGGAGCGTGAGATGGCCTGGCAACGGATGCGGGTGCAACTGAAGGGCGAAGGTGAACCGATCGAGGTGCAGACCAACGCCCGAGACTGGGCGGCGGTCGTCATCGACCCGAACGCACCGAAGGCGCTCGACATGACGTTCCGTGTCGCCCATGCCGCACTGAAACGGTGCGGCCATGAGGTGCCCCGCGACTACGACAGCTTCCTGGAGATCCTCGAATCGTTGCCGGAAACCATCGACGCCGATGACGACACGAGCGGCCTGGACCCTACCCCGCAGGATCGCTAGGGCATACCGCCGTGTGCCTGGCGATCCGCACCGGGGTGTCGCACGAGGTGTGGCTGGAAGACACCCGCGCCCTGGCAACCGCGATCGGGGTCATCACCGACGCTGACCGCAAGTCCCGCACCCGAGGT